ACAGCAGCGTTATGCACAGCAGGCACAGGCTCAAGCACAGACTCAAGTTCAGCAGCCCATGCCACAACAGCAGCCACGTCGTCCTGATCCAAAAGCAGAAAGTTGGGCACAACGGAATGAGTGGTTTGGCACGGATGAGGCCATGACATATGCCGCTTTTGGTGTTCACAAAAAACTTGTCGAAAATGAAGGGTTTGACCCGCAGAGCGATGAGTACTATAGTGAGTTAGATAAGCGTATGCAGAGTGAGTTTCCGCATAAGCTTAAAAACGGGGAAAGCAAACGGCCCGCTCAGACGGTTGCTTCCGTATCCCGATCATCTTCTGGGCGCAGTAGTGGGAAAAAGGTTAGACTCACCCCTAGCCAAGTCGCGATAGCGAAAAAATTGGGTGTGCCGCTTGAAGAATACGCGAAATACGTGAAGGAGTAAGTTGATGTCAGAAGAACAAAAAGAAATGTTTGAAGGCGGAATTAAACGTACTTCTCGCGCAAACCAAACTAGGGAGAAAACGGCGCAGCGTAAGCCGTGGGCTCCCCCGTCTATGTTGGACGCACCGCCTGCACCGGATGGTTATAAGCATCGTTGGATCAGGGCTGAAACCCGTGGTTTTGACGATACTAAAAACATCAGCGCGAAAATGCGTGAAGGTTATGAGCTTGTTCGTAGGGATGAGTATCCAGACTTTGAGGCCCCGGTAATTGACTCAGGTAAGTATGAAGGTGTGTTTGGAGTAGGTGGTTTAATGCTTGCTCGTATCCCAGATGAAACTGTTGCAGAAAGGACGGCTTACTTTAATTCAAGAAGCTCTGACCAGATGCAAGCGGTGGACTCTGACATGATGCGAGAGAATGCACATTCGACTATGACGATCAATAAACCAGATCGTCAATCTCGTGTAACTTTTGGTGGCCCGCAGAAATGATGGCTACCTCTTTGTCAAATAGGAGTATCTAATGGCAAATACCCTAACAGGTGGTTTTGGCCTTCGTCCTATTGGTAAAACGGGCGGTAATCCTAATAACAACGCTACGACGATGTATGAGATTGCCAGCAACTACACTACTGCTATCTATAATGGTGGAATTGTTATTCCACTCGCAGGGGGCACAATCGCTATTTCCGATCAGGCTGTAGCACCTCTTGGTGTTTTAGGTGGTGTTGAGTATGTTGACTCCGTAACCGGTAAGAACACCCACCTTAATTATTGGCCCGGTTCAAACGCTGTAAGTGTTAACACCAACTTTCCGGTGAAAGCTTACGTGTATGATGATCCAATGCAGCTATATGTTGTAGTGGCAGACGGCACAAACACTGACCGGGCAACCGCCTTGGCAGATGTCTTTGCTAACTGCGACATGGCAAGTGTTAACAACGGTAGCACAAATACAGGCAAGTCCTCTGACATGCTTGATATTAGCACCGCTGCAACAACTGCTGGTTTGGATGTTCGTATTGTTGGACTCTATGAAGAGGAAGGCAACACGGATTATTCCGCAGTTGGACATCAGTATATCGTTCGTTTGAACGCACCTTTCAACTCAGGCTTTGCTGCTGCCGTAGGCACCGCAGCGAACACCGGCATATAGGAGGCTAGGAAATGGCTATTTCAAGAGCACAACTAGCTAAAGAGCTAGAACCCGGTCTAAATGCACTTTTTGGGCTTGAGTATGATCGTTATGAAAACGAACATGCTGAGATCTTTGCAGAAGAAGCATCTGATCGTTCATTTGAAGAAGAAGTGATGCTTGGGGGTTTCTCAACAGCACCGACTAAGGAAGAGGGCGCAGCCATCTCTTTTGACGATGCTCAAGAGACATTCACAGCACGGTACACACATGAGACAATCGCGTTGGCCTTCTCAATCACTGAGGAAGCCATTGAAGATAATCTGTATGACCGTCTGGCATCTCGCTACACCAAGGCTCTGGCCCGCTCTATGGCTCAGACCAAGCAGATTAAAGCTGCGGCTATCTTGAACAATGCGTTCACGGCAGGCGCTTCTGCAATCGGCGACGGTGCAGCACTTTGCTCATCTTCACACCCGTCACTCTCAGGCAACCAGCGTAACCTGCTGTCAACTGCTGCTGATTTGAATGAAACTTCACTTGAGCAAATGTTGATTGATATCGCCGGTTTGACTGACGAGCGTGGTCTTAAAATTGCAGTTCGTGGAACGAAGCTAATCATTCCAAAAGAGTTGCAGTTTATTGCAGAGCGTGTGATTAACTCAAACTTGCGTTCAGCAACGGCTGATAACGACGCAAACGCTATCAAGAACATGGGTATGCTGCCTGAAGGTGCAGTCGTAAACCACTTCTTGACAGACACGGATGCGTTCTTCATCAAGACCGATGCACCAAACGGTTTCAAATACTTCAACCGTTCTCCAATCAAGACTGCAATGGAAGGTGACTTTGACACCGGCAACATGCGGTTTAAGGCTCGTGAGCGTTACAGCTTCGGCGTTTCTGATTGGCGTTGTGTGTTTGGAACACCGGGCGCAGCATAATAACCTCTTTTCCCGTAGAGGTTTCAAAGGGCGGCTTCACAGTCGCCCTTTTTTATTGTATGGTTATTTCATCCTGACAGCCCATAACGGGCTGACAATAGCCAAGACAGGAGAAATAAATGGCTACAACTACTTTTTCGGGCTCCGTCCGTTCAAAAGCAGGTTTTAAAGTAATCAACGAGAGCTCCAGCACTGGTGCGATTACAGAAACAGGCTTTTCCATAAATTCAACGGGTCAGTTGATTTCTTTGGGATCAAGAAAAATTCAAACTTTTGTAGGGTCACTGGCAGGCACAGATACCAGCACACAATACGCTGACGGTGATGTTCTAGTAGAATTAGGCACTCTTAATACAGATCATCCTGATGAGCTTGTAACGGCGTCTAAGTTCTTTATTCACAAAGCCGTAATCGGTATTACCACCGCTGCGGGTCAAACTTTGGTCGGCTCTTTACAGTTGAGTGCTACAAGTGGCACCGCAACTAACACGGCAGTATCGTCAGGTACAGAGATTGTTGGAGCAGGTGTAGCAGCCTTTTCACCAACCTTGTCTGCTGCGTTATCTGTGACTGAGATTGATATTAATTTCAACAACACCGCCGGTAACTTCCATGTGTTTGAACCAAATGTTACTGCTCCGATTGCAAGCACTCATTTGTATGCTGCGGCCACAACCACGCTAAACGCAGATGCAACAGCAGGCAGATTTACGGTTGAACTAGAATACTCAGTATTCTAAGGAGGCTGAAATGGCGGATGCTGTAACCTCGCAAACACTGATTGACGGCCCTAAACATGCCGTTATGAAATTCACCAATGTCTCTGACGGGAGTGGGGAGTCTGCTGTAAAAAAGGTAGATGTCTCTGCTCTTGCCAGCAGCCTAGATGGTGTTGCGTGTAGTGAGGTCGTCATAGAGCGTATATGGTGGCAGTGTAACGGCATGAAAGTACAAATGCTGTTTGATGCTACCTCTAACGCTTTTGCTATTGAGTTAGGTGAAAACCAAAGTGGTCACCATGATTATAACTCTTTTGGCGGCCTAACAAACAACGCGGGCAGTGGTAAAACAGGGGACATCTTGTTTACAACGGTTGGTCATTCTTCTGCGGATACGTATACAATTATTTTGTACATGCGTAAGAAGTATGCATAAGAGGTAAATAAATGGCTCCTCGTAAACCTACGATGCCAAAAAGAAACAAGAAAAATTTCCGCCCCACAGAAAAAGGGGCGGGAATGACCAAAGCTGGGGTGGCAGCTTATAGACGTGCAAATCCCGGCTCTAAGTTAAAAACGGCTGTTACAGGAAAGGTTAAACCCGGCAGTAAAGATGCAAAAAGACGTAAATCCTTTTGTGCTAGATCCGCAGGTCAAATGAAAAAGTTTCCTAAAGCAGCTAAAAATCCTAATAGCAGACTTAGACAAGCTCGTAGAAGATGGAAGTGCTAATGAAAGCCGATGATGTTTTAAAACTTTTGGAAAAGCACGAAGAAGAGTGCAATAGTCGGTACGCTCAGATACAAAAACAGCTAGATAAGTTGGATCAAAGGCTCTGGGGCATAGCCGGATTAATTGTTGCAGCAGCCGTAGTGCAGAAGGTGTTTTAGATGACTAGTGCAGTAAGAATAGGGGCAGCAGCCTGTCCTATACCAAAACGCGCTTCAAATAGTGCTGTTCGTATGAAAAAAGGGGGGAAGGTGAAAAGTGGTGGTAAGATCTGTCCCGAAGGCAAGGCTTGGGCTAAACGCACATTTGACACATACCCGTCAGCGTATGCAAACTTGGCCGCATCAAAATATTGCAAAGACCCCAACTACGCCAAAAAGTCAAAAGGCGGAAAAAGAAAAGGACGATAAATGTTAACAGGAAGAGCTAAGACTCAGGTAAAAAAGGTGGCTAAGAAGCTACGCAAAGCGTCTAAAGCTCATGCAGGACAAGCACGGACACTATCTAAGTTGGTAAAAAATGGGAAACGGAAAAGATCCTAAGACCGGTACAGGTAAAAAGCCTAAAGGGTCTGATAGACGTCTGTATACTGATGAGAACCCAAAGGACACCGTGTCTATTAAATTTGCAACACCTGCGGATGCAAGAGCCACTGTTGCTAAAGTTAAAAAAATAAATAAACCTTTTGCTAGAAAAATACAGATACTTACTGTTTTAGAGCAAAGGGCTAAAGTAGCGAAAAAGCCGGAACAGGCTAGAATAGCAAAGGCGGGTAAAGAGGCCATACGCAAGCAGCATAGGAAAACTTGATGGCCAAAGCTAAAAACTGTAAAAATCCTAAAGGTTTCACACAGATAGCTTCTTGCAAGGCTCAAGGTAAGATAAAAAGAACTGGTGGAAAACATAAAGGAAAAAAGGTAAAGTCTAGGAAGTATGGAGGCCGTGCATAATGGGACAGTTAAAGCAATGGCTGAAACAAGACTGGGTAAGGATTGGAACTGATGGCTCTATCAAAGGCCCATGTGGTACTTCAAAAGATAAGAAAAACCCTGATCGTTGCCTGCCTAGATCTAAAGCTAATAGTTTATCCAAGAGTGAACGCGCTACGACAGCACGTAAAAAGAAAAAGGCAGGCGCTAAAGGAAAGACTACAGTTGCTAATACGAAAGCTGCGAAGGTAACTAATTTAAAAAACGGTGGGGCTGTAACTAAGCCTAAAAGACCGTTTAGAGGTAAAAACATACCCGGAACTGTTGTAGCGCGAGGATGCGGCGCTGTAATGGCTAACAGAAGAAAACGCACCAAAATTGCATAGGAGCAAATAATGGCAAAAGAATTTATGACAATGGATGAGTACGCATCCAGTCTTGTTGGTAACGTAGCACCTACCATGAAGAAAAAAGGCATGGCCAAGGGCGGTAAAGTCCAAAAGATGGCTAAAGGTGGACCTGCGAAGAAGAAGGGCTACGCCAAGGGCGGTAAAGTTCAGAAGATGGCCAACGGCGGCATGATGAAGAAAAAAGGTATGGCTAAAGGTGGCAAGGTTCAGAAGATGGCCAACGGCGGCATGATGAAGAAGAAGGGTATGGCCAAGGGCGGCAAGGTATAAGACCTTGCCCTATCTTCAAAGTAATATTCCGCATTTCAAATGCTGGGTGCGGAGAGAGTATACATGTAACCATTCTAATTATCATGGCGAGTTTCTTCACGCTATGGCGATTGCGGTTACCACGATGCCCGGTCGGTGTTTAAGCTTTCAGATGATATTCACCGGCTGTGAAACGGATGACACGGATGAACAGAACGTGCATGGGGGAGCGATGTGGGCTAGAATGCCCATAACTGCGCTTGTTGCAGACACTCCTTTTGAAGAATGGCCAGAACCTATGCCTGTCCATTTAGCGCAGCCTTGGGACTGTATGTCCCATACACACGCAGTTTATCGTTTAGATCGGGCTCATCCGTGCCCTTGGATAGCTAAAATAGGGCCTGAGTTTTACCCGGCTAAGTACTATTTTACGGTAGATTATACTGAAAGTGAGATAGCTGATGACCCGGCACAACATAAGCAAAGCCATGTTTTGGAGCTTTTGGATGCTGGTCCTTATACTGGTAACATCGTTGCTCTGCCTAACAATCGTGTGAGGGTCACACATCCAGCTTGGTTTGAAACAGGTGAGGGTGCGCCAGATTTCTTGCCATCTCAGCATATACACTATTCAAAATCAGATTTAGACTATACAATGGATGTGAACCAGATATTTGATAACTTGTATGCGAAAGATAAGTGATGGCTGTTTCTGGAAGTGTAGATTTTGAATTAGACGTATCTGATTACGTAGAAGAGGCTTTTGAACGGTGTGGCTTAGAGGTTAGAACAGGTTATGACCTTAAAACTGCACGACGTTCTCTTAACTTGATGTTAGCTGAGTGGGCCAATCGTGGTCTTAATCAGTGGACTATAACACAACGAACACAAGCCTTAACCTCCGGGACAAGAACATACGCCCTGTCCACGGACATAATAGACATATTAAGTGCCGTTGTGACGCGTAGTAGCACGGATTTTTCTTTAACAAGAGTTAGTCGGGATGACGATTTAAACATTCCTACTAAATCCACCACCGGTAGACCTACACAGTTTTTCTTAGATAGACAAGTAACGCCTAGCTTACGTTTATGGCCAACACCAGATAACAGCACGGATGTGGTCGTTTACAATGCTTTAACACGCATAGATGACGCTGATACTGCGGTAAACACTTTGGATGTGCCTTTTAGGTTCTATCCTTGTTTAGCGGCTGGTTTAGCCTACTATCTTTCACTTAAACGCGCTCCTGAACGCACTCAAATGTTAAAAGTTATATATGAGGAAGAGTTTGAAAGAGCTATGGGAGAGGACAGAGATAGAGCTAGTTTCACAGTAACTCCGGAATATGCTTACTTTAGGGCAAACTAATGGCTAGATACGCCTCTGGAAAAAATGCTTACGCCATATCTGATCGCTCTGGAATGCGTTATAGATACAGAGACATGCGTAAAGAATGGAACGGTCTGTTC